TACATTTACACTTGATAGTGAAAAGAGAATAAGACGCTTAACACCCAGAGAGTGTGCGAGAGTGCAAGGCGATTTTAAAGATATGTTCAAGCTTGACGGCTTTAGTGATACGAAGCTTTATGAGTTCATAGGTAATGCGATGGATATTTCAACAACTAAAAACTTAATAACAAAGATGATTGAACACTTGAAAAATGTAAACATTATTGAAGCTCAAAATCCATCATTTATAAAATCAAAAAACAAAAAAATACAAACAGATTTATTTGCAGGAGTAGCATAGTGAAAAAAGAATACGAAAAATTTGGAGATTTTAAAATAGTTGTAGCAACAAACGAAGATGGAAAAATAGTTACAGATAGAGATGCTTTTTTAGTTGTAGATAGAAATGACGAGATAGCGATAAGAAATAGTTTTAGAACTGCAAGTGAAGCTATTGAAGCAGGATATGAAAAGTATAAGGTTTTGACTGATGAGTAGATACAAAGTACCTCAAAAAAAAGCACCACTAAAACAAAAAGCTTTTAAGTGTAAAGAGTATCTTGAATATATGCACAACAGTGACAAGAAGTGCATTGTTTGTGGAGATACAAACATAGAACTTCATCATATTAAGACAAAAACTCAAACACACAGAAACGACAACGAGATAGTTCCATTGTGTGTTAATCATCACAGAGGAAATTTTGCACCTCACGGATTTGACAGTGCAGAGTTTTACAAACAATATCCAAAAGAGATGCTTTTAGAGATTGCAGAAGATTTTTATAATGATTATTTGGAAATTTCACAATGATAACATTTATAAAAATTAAACCGAAACCAGCACCACGACCAAGAGTAACTAAAAACGGAACATACAACAATGCAGATTATACAACCTATAAGAGTGTCATAGCACATACATTTAAGAGTATTCATGGAAACAAAAAAAGCACAAATCCAATAGCAATGAAGATAGATTTTTTCTTTGAAATACCTAAGAGTTGGAGCAAAAGGAAAAAAGAAAGTGCATCGTGGCACATATCAAGACCAGACACGGACAATCTTGTAAAAGGTGTTAAAGATGCACTCAATGGAATAGCATATAAAGATGACAGTCAAGTATGCTATTTACAAGCACGGAAGCAATATGCACAGTTTAGTGGGATTAGAATAGAAATAGAGGAGATGAAAGATGGCTAAAAAAAGAAACTTTTTAAAGATTAGTGACTTTTGCGAGAAGTGGGAAGTTACAGAAAATACAGTCTTTGTAATGAAATCACATAATGATATTGATACGAATGTTATCAGAGAGATAGATAAGTATCTACGGATAGATGAGAATCATTATATAAAGCGATTAGAGTTCAGAAAGAAGATTGACAACATTGCACATGATTACTACTACTTCTTAAGAAAAGTATTTTGCGATTCTGAAATATCAGAGCTTATGATGATTGAAAATCCAGATACAAAAATAACACAATGGAATACTTTTTTCAATAGTGCTTTATTTGCTCAAAGAAACGACACTATTTTTAATAACACAATCGGATCAAAAAAATGGCAGTTTTATAGAACAGCTAAGAGAATAATTCAAAGATTGTTCAATCTTATTGGAATAACAATGAGTGGTAAAGACTTATTAAAGATTTATGATGTTGATGTTTCTATGCCCTACTCTAAAAAAAGAGAGATGAAGATAATGCAAAGACTTCCAAATAGAGACAGATACGAACAAATATACAAAGAGAGAGGATGCACACGATGATGTATGAACACCAAGAGTTAAAGAATAAGTTTGAGAGAGATTTGAAAGATAGTGAACAATGCACATATGATAACTTTTTAGATGATGTAGAAGTTAGAGAGATTGTAAAAAACAAGTATGTAAGAAAGTGCAAAGGTGTAGAGATTGATGTTTATGATGTTCTATTGGCATTTAAAGTTACTAATCCAGCATTGCAGCACTTAATAAAGAAAGCTTTATGTGTTGGAATAAGAGGACACAAATCAGAGGAGCAAGATTTAAAAGACATTTTAGATAGTGCAGAAAGAGCAGTTGAGATTGGCAAGGAGAGAAGAGATGTTTAAATCAGTAAATTGTGGAAAGTTACCAACAAAAGGAAGTAAATATAGTGCTTGTGTAGATTTATATGCAAATGAAGATGTAGTTATTGGTGCAGGAGATACTAAGGTTATTGGGCTTGGTGTTGCTATTGATTTCAATAAAACACTAAAGTCTATAATTGTTGGTAATATTTGTAAAAAATATGATGACAGATATTTAAACTTTGAACAAGCATTTGATATTTTTTTATCATCTCACTACCTCCAACTAATGCTTAGAAGTTCACTAGGCAAAAAAGGTTTAATACTTCCAAATGGTGTAGGAGTAATTGACTTAGATTATGAAGATGAGATTAAGATGATTATACATAATCCTATAATTCACATAGCAAAAGAAGTTCCATTTGATAAAGAAGATGATTATATAGAGATTGATTTTATGGGTGTTTCAGATAAAGATAAATATGTATGTAGCGACAACTATAAAATAAAAAAAGGCGATAGAATAGGACAGATAGCACTACTTGAACATAAAAGCTATCTGTTTGGTATTGATACAGAAGAAGTCCGTGATGGTGGATTTGGAAGCACTGGAGAGAGATGATGACAAATAAAACTATAAACACACACATAGGAAACATAAAGATGATGAGTCGTGATGAAGTTGATTCGTTTGCAATGACTGTTCATAATGCAATAGGACTTGATGATGCAGTGAAGAGAAGTTTACTCGATGCTATTGATGATAGAATTGGAAAGCTTAACAATAGTTTCGCACTTGAGGTTGAGATTAGTGAGATTGTTGCAGGAGAGGTTGAGGTGTAGTGCTTGAAACATCGTAAATAGCGAGTGTTCAATGATTAAAATAAAAAGGTACTGTGACGAAAAGGATATCCCACAAGAGTGGTTCTGATGTCCGAACTCGCACACTTACTCGGTTTTTTCATTTCAAGTTAAAAACTTAACAAAATCACAACAGTTTTGATTTAATTTAAAATATGTTTAGTAACTTCGATGTGTAAGCAATTAAATAGGTTTTTTAATGGTTAAATTTAACCTATCTTTGTACCACTTTTGTTTTGTGGTACAATTCTAAATAAAGAGTATGTGCAATACTTAACTAAACACACGGAACTACTAAATGAAAGATGAACTAATAAGTGGGGTTGAACTCGCAAAAAGACTCGATGTAACATCAGCTTACATCACTAAACAAAAAAAGCTAGGTAAATTAACTGGCTGTATCTACAATAAAAAATACTACTTCATAAGAACTTGCAAAGCTTTAGGTAAAAATCCAGACAATCCACAAGCAAAAAAACAAACAATAAAAAAACAAACAATAAAAAAACAAGATATTCCACAAAAGCAAGTAGAAAAAAATCAAACAAAAAAAACAGAACAAAAACAAAAAAAAGAATCTATAAAAAATAACATAAACAAAAGTACTACATCATCAAATGAAAATGAAGATGATCCAAAAATGTTACTAAATGAACTTATGGTAGTAATTAATGACAAAAATAATGTTTATGATAAGTTGCTACTAGATGGTATGAAACTAAAAGCTTCAATGCTAAAAGAGTATTTCTTGGCAAAGAATGAGGAACTTAAAAACAGAAAGCAAGAGGAGAACTTATTTACAAAAGATGAAGTTGTTCAAGTTCTAAGTGCAGCAATGAGCATGATACGAAATGCAATGATAAATATGCCGAACAACTATGCTGTAAATCTTGAAAATGAAGACAAGACAACAATAAAAGAGTATGTAACAGACGATATAAATAAAATATTATCAGACTTGCAATCAGTTGGAGAACAATTTGAAAAATCTAACATCTAAACAGCAATCAATAATAAGTGATATTTTTAAAGAACTAAAACCAAAACCAAAAACAAATACACTTGAGTTTTCTAAAACTCACGGATATCTATCTGCTGAAAGTTCAGCAATCACTGGTAGATTTGTTCCTTTTGCATATCAAGAAGACATACTAAGAGATACAAGCGATGATGATATTGAACTGCTAGTATGGATGAAAAGTACCCGTGTTGGATATACCAAAATTGTAAACTTTTCAGTTGCTTACGACATAGTTGAAGATCCGTGTCCTCAAATAATATTCCAACCTAACGACTCAAAGGCTGGAGAGTGGAGCAAAAAAGAACTTAAACCACTACTTAGAGACATTCCATATGTAGGCGATAAAATAATAAAGACTCGTGAAGAGAACAATCTTAATTATAAAGCTTATCCTGGTGGATTTATTGAATCGAGAGGTGGTAAGTCAGCAAACAACTATGCTTCTGCAACTGCAAAAAAGATTAGACTTGATGAATATGATAGATTCCCAGATGATGTTGATGGAGAGGGAGATCCATACGAGCTTGCAAAAAAAAGAACTGAAAGCTACTGGAACGGTCAAGTTATGATCGGCTCAACTCCAACAATAAAGTATCACTCTAAGATTGAAGCAAAATTTAACGAGACAGATAAAAGATTTAGATATCTCCCCTGCCCTAAATGCAATCATTATCAAATACTAGAGTTTAAAAACCTAATCATTCCACAAGAATACAGAGATGGTGTAAAACACTGGCACACACAAGATACTAAAATGAAATGTGAGAACTGCGAAGAACTCATATCACATGATTTCAAAAAACAAATGGATAAAAAAGGAAAGTGGAGACAAACAAAAGAGTTCTATTGTTGCGAACGATGGCAAAATCCAAAAGACAATAGAGTATGGAACGATAACGGAGAAGCTTTATGTGTTGATTGTGGATTAACTGCTGAATACAATAGGAAAGGAAGAAAAAAAAGAGGCTATCACATATGGGCTGGATATTCTCATCAGCCTAATACTACATGGGAAAAGATTGCAGATACATTTGTAGATTCACTTAACGATGTAGAGAAAATGAAATCTTTTAAAAATACATGGTTAGCTGAAACATGGGAAGAAAAATCAATAAAGATAAATACTAATGATTTAATGAATAATGCGGAGGACTATGAGAATATTCCAAATAGTGCAAAGATACTTCTCATGACAGTTGATACACAAGATGATAGACTAGAGTACCTAATAAAGTCATGGAGCGATGGAGAAACAAGCCACAACATAAGAAGTGGAATAATTAAAGGAGATCCTATCAATGCTCATGTATGGGATGAATTACTAAGAATATCTAATGAAACATTCAATAGGGATGATGGTAAAAAAGTAACAATATATAAATCGTTCATAGATATAGGAGGACACAAAACAGATGAGGTTAAAAACTTTGTAAAGAAGCATAGCAATAAATTCATAATGCTAAAGGGAGATAGTAGAGAGATAAAGACTAACGACTCACGACCACTTGCAACACTAAAGACTACAGAGAAAGACAATTCACTTATTATGTGGGTAGCAACAACAAAAGCGAAAGATATTATATTTAAAAGGCTATCTTTAGATGTAGAAGATGATGGGTTTATACACCACAATAGAAGTTTTAATGAAGAATGGTTTAACCAATTAACAGCAGAGAAGAAAGTGTTTAAGAAAAACAAAAGAGGTTTTTTAGAACAAACTTATATAAAAACAAGAGATAGAAATGAAGCACTGGACCTTGAAGTGTATAGTTTGGCAGCAGTTAGGCTTATGCAACAACAAATAAAAAGCTTTGATCTATCAAAAAAAGAATAATATTTGATTTTACAAATAAATTTATTACTTTTCTTTGGTTTTTAAAATAAATTAAGGTATAATTTTGATGTAGCTATAAACGATATGTGCAATATCGTACTAAAATACGGAACAGCCTTAATGATAACAAATGCAGACATACTAAGAGCAGGACGAGCAGGAAAGACACTAGAAAACTATTTTTTAGACAATCTTGACACATGGGAAGCTGCACTAGAATCAGTATCACAAGCTCAAAGTTATACTATATCAAACGGTCAAAGTTCATCTCGCACACTTACTCGTGCAAACATCAAAGAAATTGAAACACAAGTAAATAAGTGGACTGAAAAGATTGAAAACTTAATTGAATCATCTACTGTATCTCCTAAATTAAGAACAATTTTCACAAGAAGATTAAATGCTTAATTTATTAGATAAAGCTAGAGGATATTTTAATCCAAAGTTTGCACTGGAAGCACAACAGTATAGACAAGCATCTGCATTAATAGGACTATCAAGAGTCCATGAAGCATCAAGAGAAACACCACACTATGAAGTAAAGCAATGGGATAACCCAGAAGATTGGGATATATTCGACTTAGTTTCTCTCCGTGCAACATCAAGAGATAAATACTATAACAATGGCTTTTACAATGGTGTCGTATCTGCAGCAGTAGATCATGTTGTAGGAAGCGGTCTTCGTTCAAAATCAACAATCAACAAAAGACTATTGAAAAATATTAGTGACAATAGAGTTAAAGACATAGAGTCAATGTTTGATGATTACTTTAACTCATGGGCTGAATCGTCAATGTGTGATATTACAGCTAAAGATGACTTCTTTGAAATACAAAGATTAGCATATATGCAGTACAAAAGAGATGGAGACTGTTTCGCATCAGTTCCATTGACTCCTTATGCTTCTAAAAAAGTTCTTCAAGTTAATTTCATTGGTGCAGAACACATAACATCAAATCTTCAAGAATATCAAGATGGAATAAAAGTTAATAAAAATGGTATGCCAATATCATATTCTATTCTTCAAAAAGACAATACATTTAAGAAATTAAAAGCTTTTGAAAAAGGAAAGAGAAACATTCTTCACTTGTTTAAAAGAGAAAGAGCAAAACTAAAAAGAGGAATGCCTTTTCTTTCTCCAGTGATGAGAGATGTTGATGCGATAGATCAGTATATGAAGTATGAACTTACTGCTGCAAAGCTATCGGCTATATTTTTTGGATCAATTACATCTTCTTCAAAAGATGACTTATTTGGAAATGAAGAGGACTTACTTAATCCATCGGAGCAAAAGCAAACAAAGAAAAATACTGTAAAAGAAAATAGCATAACACAGCTTCTTCCAGGCGATGAACTAAAGATACATGAGAGTGGAAGAGATAATCCAAACTATGACAAATTCATAATGACTTCAATGCAAAAAGTAGCATCTGAAACAAGAATACCTCTTGAAATAATACTTACTCAATTCACATCAAGTTATTCAGCTTCAAGAGCAGCAATGCTTCAAATGCAGAAATTTGTAAAACCAGAAAGAAAGCTTTTCGTTAATTCATTTTGCAAGCCAATAAGAGAGCAAGTTATTACATGGGGTGTGCTTAGCGGAGACTTATATGTTCCAGAGTTCTTTGAAAACAGACAAGCACTATTAAAAGCTATTTGGATTGGCGATCCAATGGGAAGTGTTGATCCACAAAAAGATGTAAAAGCAAAAGTTACAGCTATTGATAATCATCTTCTTACAAGAGAACAAGCATCAGTTGAGCTAGGTTTCGGAGATTTTGAAACTAATGTAGGAATTTTAACAAAAGAAAAAGAACTAATAAAACCACTAATCGAGGAGATAATTTTATGAGTGTTATTAAAATAGATGGAGAAATAGGAAGATGGGATACTTCAGCAAGATGGTTTAAAAGCGAACTTGATGAGAAAAAAGGAGACATTACTATTGAAATAAACTCTCCTGGTGGAAGTGTGTTTGAGGGGATTTCAATATTTAATGCAATTCGTTCATACGACAAAGGAAGTGTAGAAATTATTATCACTGGTCTTGCTGCATCAATGGCATCATATATTGCACTTGCAGGAGATAGTGTTAAGGCTTATAGCAACTCTATTTACATGATACACAATGCAAGTGTAATTTCTTGGGGAGATGCAAGACAACTAAGAAAAGATGCAAACCATGTAGAAAGTCTTACAAATCTTTTAATAAATGAGTATGTATCTAAATCAGGAATGAATGCAAATGAAATAAAAGCACTTCTTGATGATGAAACATTTTTCTATGGTAATCAAATACTTGACAATGGTTTTGTTGATGAGATTATAGATGCAGAACAAGAAGATGATATTGAAAGTGCAAAAGCACTCGCATATGAAAGTGTAAAAGCTTGTATGAATAACTATAAGGCAAATGTAACAGAGTCAGAAAATGAGGAAGTTGCTGCAATTTTAAAAGAAACTTTGAGAGTAAACTCGGCTTCGGCACAAATCAAATCAAATCCAAAAGGAGAAAGTATGAGTAAAAAAACTTATACAGATGTAGAAGTTCAAGCTCTAGCAGATGAACATGCCGAAGCTTTGA